TTTGTATTAGAAAAATCAATACCTAAGTGCACACTAATAATTAAATTAATGTACACAAAGATATCGACTTACGACCATTGCTGGTCAAGGTTTTTAAATTCACCTCTGCTCCTTCATGTGCTATATGACATCATCCGGCCCCCCGTCACAGGGAAAAGATGTGCCACACAATCAGTATGAACACTGTGACTCTCGTGAGTCCATCCCTGTGGGACGCCTTCGATGCTAAACCATATTTCAACGGTGGTTTTTGCATAGGTAGAAATTGAGCAAACCGTAAAGCTCATTTCATATAAATTGTACGAAATTAACGGTCAATGACACTTGACTATGTAGTTTAAATACTTCGGTATCTGCTCTTTTCAGAGGTAGTTTAACGTCTTCGGACGAGTGTTTTTAGGTACGAGCACCACCTCCCGCAACTCTAGTCATTGGAGGAATACTGACGAAACAACCAAAATTGCAATCATCAGATCCTGCACGCATAGGCCACGCAAAAGGATTACCATTAGTAGAAAAATATTCTACAAAATTGCGAGTGGACAAATTACCAACTCCTGTTTTGTAGGGAAATGTTGTATTACACATATGATCCATATTAGATCTACTATGATAACGGTGATATTGTGGAACGTTGATTTCAGGTTGTACTCCAACCGCAGATTGAAATATCGCTCGAGTTCCAGTACTGGTACCGGTGAATATTTGATCATTCAGGTAGTTATTTCCTTCATTTTCGTATATCATTTGATTAATATCTCCAGTTGATTGGTCTAACATTACTGTTGTAAAACCGCTCAGAGTGTTAGTAGCTGAAGATTGAGCACCAAGGTGTTCAACAAACTTCCACCTAACTCCACCTCGAGAAAGTGCAAACATAGAACAAAGTGTACCATATATATCGGGATTCCAATTACAAGCAACAGGTGTTCCTGCATTATAATAGTAGTCCCAGGCAAAAGGTAAAATTGATATAACATATTTTGCTCCATCTGATTCACCCTGATTAAGTAACATAGTGAAAGTCTTGAGTAGAGAACGGAAAGAAGTTATACTTTCTCCTACACAAAAAGCGGAATTATTGAGATTAATTTTCTCAGATGATGCTCCTATAGATACACGCTCAATAGAACACGAATCGTTTTTAGAAGTAAACATTTCTCCACTCTGAGGAGTAACACCAAAACTTGGAACAAGAGAAACATTGTTTCTCGGAACAGCAAACTCCATGTCAGGACCACCAGATACTTCACATAAAAATGTTATAGTACTGGGTACTGAAGATGGTGATTGTAGAGGGTCTACAGTGTAAACACCAATAGTTCCAATATTATTGTCAGTTCCTATAATACTCCTCCAAGGAGAAGAAGATATAAAAGGAACAGCAAATTCAATTTCACTTGAATATCTGAGATCAATAATTTCTCTGTGTAAATAATCCGAATTGGAATATGACAACGAGGTTGTTGTAATACCCGGTTCAATTGGATTAAAACAAATAGCTATTCTTCCTGAATGAAACTCAGTTTTCACTATTTTAATTCTGAAACGCAGTGAACCACGCCACAAAGAAAAATATTGTGCTACAAAAGCTAAAGGCTGAAAATGATCAAACACTTTTGCTCCTGTTCCTGTAGTTGAATCCCAGTAATGATTAGGATTCAAATTCCATGCTGCTAAAGAATCTCCACTAGCACCACCTGAGGTAGCCATAGTAAAAGTTTTAAAATAAGCATATTGAGTAACAAAATTTTTGAAATCAAGTTCATCCATATCAGTACCACTAAAACCTTCTGCTTGTGTCACAGAATTTGATATACTAAGAGATAGTGGCATTGAGGCATCACTGCTATCTACAGTACCAACATATGGTACTATAGATCTTACAACTCTTGTAACTGGTGAAGTATCATGTGGTCGTGCAAAACCAAAAATTTTGGCACAACCAGCAAGACGTTCAGTTACCCAAGAAGCCGGACCAGCGTAAACACTGAGTCCAGGAACTTGAGCAAAACTAGAAAAGCCTTTAGAAATTGCCGTAAGTGGGCTTGATATAGGACCAAGACCATTCGACTCCTGTTCTTGACTGGATACAGATTTCTTAGAGCGTTTCTTAGTTGTGAACATATTACCAGATTGGGGTGTAGCTGGTCCAATAAGTTCTACATCTTCAAAATGTTGCCACATAGTGAAGTAAGCATTTGCAGAACCAGAACCTACTACTAAATCTTTGTAAGGGAAAATAACAAAAGTTCCAGTAGCATAGTAATAATTAGTATCAGTTATAATAGCTGATGTAGGAACAAAATTCGCACTGGAAACATACGGAATACGTAGTTCAACTTCAGTATCGCAATTCAAATCAAATTCGACTCGCGGAAGTTGTGTTCGTTGTATTAGTTGGTTCCAATGTGCTATGTTCCAAGCTTGCCCTTTGGTAGATGCCGGACTAGATCCTCCAGATGGAATATATGCTAACATATATCTACCTTGTTGAAATCTAGTGGCGTTTATTACTAAACGGACTACACAAGTGGCTCTGAATCCTAAAAATCCAGATAATTTGTTTGATCTTACCGTAAATGGTTTAATAAAATCGTGTGGTGAGTAAAGCAAACTATATGGTGTTGTGTAAAAAGTTGAGACTGAATCGCCAACTGAAAATTTACCGTTCATCACATTGATTGGTTTCTCAAAGAAAGTCTTAATAGATTGATCATATTGATCAGTACTAGACTTATAAAATAAAGAAGAGACTTTGGAAATCATAGAATCTTCTGCTCTGACTACACTGGCATCAGACACGAACGCTGTAGTTGCTTGCTGTTCTCGTGACTGTTCTTCATCTGTACGTTGTGAAGAAGTATTATTATCATTTTGTTCTGGAATTAAGGATCTTGGATTTTGAAAGTCTCCCATGATCAGTAAGTTAAATAACAAAGACTTCTATTGCCGCAGCAAGACATATAAGTTGTCCAGATCACACGACAATGGGCTAACGGTATAGCCATACCGAGTAGTTTAATGACATACTAGGTCATTGATTATTTAATGGAATACTAAATCACAATCGAAAGTGCGCCTGCGCATTTCGTGATGTGAATAGTAAAATTCTTCGGTTTCCGAACATTGAGGTACAGTCTTTTCAAAAGCACCAACAATTTTCGATCGCCATAAATCATAAGTTTCCTTATCATAGAGAGCTAACTCTCTCAAAGTACACTTAATATTATCTACAGTGATTTGGAGACCATTTGTCTTGGTTGTCCAACAAGGTATCTCGAGAACAACATCTAATCTTAATGGGGCGGTCCATCTCCTTATAGTTTCATCAAAAACAAAACTCCTTTTCAAAAATTCTATTTCTGATAATTCTCGAAACGGTACACTAGCTACACTTTTCAATTCAGTAGTATAGACTAACCCAAGATCACTCATATATTTAGCAAGTGATATTTCATTAAAATAATCTCTATAATGTACATTTACTGAAAATGTGTTATCATCTCCATAAAATATAACATATACACATTTTGAAAATTCGTAAGGTTCAAAACCCATTCTCATCCAACATAGACGAAAAGCGAATTCATTATACATACAATTAATAATAGTTGTAGCAGGATTACCGCTTGGCATCGCACCATTCCATTCATATACCAGATCACCGGAAACATGTTTAGAATTGACAATTTCTTGCCATAATAAATATCTTATTCTACAATTTTGAGGTCCATCGTCATACCATCTATTTATAATATCCAAAATAGATAAATGAATTTGTTCATTTGCGCTACCATCAAAATGACTATAATCACCTGCTCCAACTTTAGTATCGTTAAGAGGATTCTTATTACACAATTTCTGAGCTATTGTGTGCCATTCTAAGGAATAGGGATTAACTCCTACAGCGCAATGATTAGAAATACGATTTTTCTGCATCCATGCAAGAAAAGCTCCAAAATATCTCAAAAATAACAATTGGTAATAAAACTCACAGGCAGAAAACAAACGTGTTTTACCTGCAAGAATCTTTTCCAGAGTTCTTCTCTCATCTTTCAAACAATCTATATACACCCAAAAAGGTCTTTGATTATTTCTATACATCTCTTCATACTTTTCTAATTGTTCTACAATTTTGTACACAGTTTTCTCTTTCAAATCTTTCAAATGTTTATGTTCATTCAAAAGTTTCTTTAGGTCAACGTCTTCAAATTTAAACATGAATCCGGACGATGTTTTAGTTTTTACACCATTAACATCATTATCAGATTCTATACCAAATAGGCACTCATCCCACGTAAATAAGCGAGCTTCAACATGGTGAGGACTATTTGATTTTAGAAAAGCAAAATAAGCATCAGTAGTTTCTGATAACTGATGATAAGGAATGAATTTCTTTGGATAGATATACTTACTCTTTGCCAAATCCATGGGGTCTATAAAAACACCATGTCGATTGAAAGGTTTCAATCGGCTGGGAGCAGTAAGAGGCTTAAATCCATACGAATTATATATTGGACTTTTTACAATCTTAGTCTCTACTCCTTGAGTAATTTTCTTCAAAGGACTACCCAATTTTATAAATTGAGTTTGTTTCATTGGTCCAGATTGTGGAACAACATTTTCCATTTCTAGAACATCAACTTGTTCAGGCATTCTTGACATTAACTCATCAATTTCTTCACGAGTAAAAGCTGCAGAATAGCCATATCCATATTTAGCATTACCTGCTACATGGATACCAAATATCTTGTGTTTAGGAATTTGGGGATTTAGTATAAAAAATACAGATCCACAACTACCTTGAATACAATTTCCATAATAACTATAGGCAGTTCTTACGGTGTATTCATCAAGACTTTCGGTTCCACCCACAGACACTTGATCTGCTGCTGTAGCAATACCTCGCAATTCATGTGCATCAGTGTTCATCAAAACAAAGGGAATATTCTTTTCGAATCTTTCCAATTCTTTATTATGACCAACATATTCTAGTATATTTCTCTTCTCATTCATTTGAGAAGGAAATTCAACTAGACACAAATCATTTGAGGAAAATACTTGATTTACATCATGTCCCATGATAACATCACCAACAGTACATACAAGTTCAATATCTCTAAAATCTACATTTTCATTATTTGATTTCTTCAATTTGACTACACGTTTCTTAATTTCTGGATCAAGTTCAATAGCATAAATCATTTGATTTACAAAATGATAGGGCATGATAGCTATGCGTCCTTTTAAAAATAACACATTACCAACAAAATTAAAATCTCCATCATTAGCTTCTGTATATAGGTAAAATAAATTAGTACCTACAATTGATTTAGCGATATCGATTCCATTTTGATCATGTTCTCCAGATTGAGGTTCACTCAACGCTTTCTTAGCTGCTGCGGCATTGCCAAAAGTTTTATTTTTGGGTGCCTTAGAAGTTCTCATTTTATCAGAATGTGCAAAAGATTGTGGATCATTTTCATAATTTGGTAAAAATGCTTTCACCACTCTCTTGACTATAGGAATTGCTAAAAATACAGCTCCTACTGCCAAAGCTATTTTTAAATAGGAAGAATATTTAACTAAACTATCTTTTAGTAATAAAAGATTTCCAGTTTTAACACTCTCTTTGACTGTAGGAAAATACCTATGTCTTCCAATTGATTCATATTCAAATGGAAGTCTAGCTTGTGCTTTAAATCCACCACTAACTAATCGTTGCATTTCTACATCAACAAAATCAGCATACATGTTTCCAAAGAACGCTTTTTCAGCATTTTCTGGTCCGACATCAGCGATAAATATGATGAAACGATCCATCCAATTTTGTGGAATAGATTCATCTGAATAAATCCAACGCAAGTGAATTAAGAGATTTGTTCGAATATCGAGCATCTCCCAATGACTCAATTTAATGTATCTAGCATAAATAGCATCATAGGCTCTCATAATTTCACCACTATATACATGGTCGATATCTTTTTTGATTTCTTTTTTAAGCATATCAAATCTACCAGCTTGAGCGTCAATGATAACAATTTCTTGTCGTACCATCTCATCTCTCTTCTCTCTATAATCATCTCTTGTCTTGGTATAAGCTTCGAGATTTTTCGCGTGCCAAAGCTTGCGATCTAGATAAGCATTGTAGATTTTATCCATAAGTGTTTGGAAACTATATGGTTCTCCTATTGGATTACCGGCAACATCCGAATCCCAAAATTGTTGATATTCTGGAATTAACTTGGTTACTTCGTGTCCATTATGACTTTCTTTCGGAAGTTTATTAAAATCAAATTTTCTGTTCCAAATATCTAATGAAGTGTCAGCGCAATATTCATCGCGAGGACAAACAATCACAGATATTGGAAAACGTCTCATTAATGCAGAAGCATCAACGATACTCTCAGGATTCATAGTCTTACAATTTGTAGTTCCACAAACCATCTTTGAATTAAACTTGATATGTCCTTTCTGATCTAGAGCAGCCATATGCATACTCATTTCAAAACCATTTAACATTCTTATACATTGCATTGGTTCACCATCAGGCTTTCCTGCAATATCTTTGATTTGAAAAATTTCATCAATAAAAGTTACATGTGTAGTTGGTTTATATCCATCAAAGTAGATATTTTCTGGTTGATGGTTGAATATAAATTCTTTCCTATTTTGCAAAAATGCATCATATTGAGTTCTCTCTAATGTGAGAGCACAAAATGCACTAGCAATATGTTCCATAACAATACTCTTTGCAACACCAGTTCCACCTTTAAGTAAAACACCTACAGGTTCTTGACGAGCACCATCAGCAGATATATTTTGTTGTTCAAACTCTTTTATAAGTTTAGCAACATTATTACATGCTGATCTTAACAAACTTAGAGCACCATCAATTTCCGGTGTTCTTCTTGTTTTAGTAATCAATTGAGTCCCTTCATCTCTAAGAGAACATAAAGAAAATAAATTTTCTTTTGTTCTATAAAAACAATTTGAACTCTCAAGAGACATAATTTTCTCAACAGAGTCTAAATAATGATCAATTTCAATAGAATTTGTAGCTCTTAAGCGAATGTCAGGTTTCCCTAACCATTCTCTACGAACATAATTAACAGCACTTTCAATGACTGCTATTAAAGCATCTACAATTTCAGACACTCCACGCTTAACATGGACTAAATCTTTGAGTCCTTTTATTAAACTTTTAGAAACATCCATACCACTAACTTTGTACAAATAAGTACTTAAAAGTGCTGATAAACCAACGATGAAAGAATCCCCCGATTGAGGTTTTGTTTCAGATTGATCACCAAAGTAGGTTGTCAAAAATGTAAGAAATTTAGAAGATATGTCGAAATGACTTAGGATGTCTGTTGTATAAACAACAGCACCAAAAGCCACTCCAACAAGACCTAAATTAGTGTTGTTTCTATCATAGGAATAATTGATGCAAGCTGCAACAAAAGCTATAACGGAAACAAAACCTTTAGCACAATCTTTCTTCATTTCTTTTACAAAATCTGAATTAGATAGTTCTTCTAAAGAAGCTTTAGAATCGAAATTCTTGACTTTATTTGCCATTTCTCTCAAATCATTCATAGTTTCTTTCATATTATCTAAAATTTGATGTTCTTCTTCAAAATTATTCAAAGCGTCACTAACTACTGTTTCATCAAAAAATTTGAACATTCCTTGGGGT